AAATTGTTTAGAACTATCGACACATTGTTTTGGTGTATCTTGAATAAATTCACTTGAATAAAAAGGAACAGGTTTTATTTGATTAGGACTAATTGGAACATCGCCACGAATATCGTAACTCATGATTTTAGAAGGATTACAATAACGAGTTGGTATATAAAAATACATATGTTCTTTAATATCATTATTTCTAATAAATAAAGTAATTATTAAGATAGCGATTAAAATAAATATAAAAAATTTCATTATATATTATTATTATTATTTAAAAATTAAAAAATAATAATGAATTAACTTATTAAATAAAAATGGAAAATATAAATTTTAATGATACTTGGGTGCTTTGGTCACACGAAATAACAGAAAATGATTATTCATTACAAAGTTATACAAAACATTTTGAAACAAATAATTACAAGGATTTTATAAATAAAATGAATTTAATTTGTAATGACAAAGATAATATAGAATTAAATAGTGTATGGATAAAAAAAATATGGTTTTTTATGAGAAAAGATATAACACCAAGATATGAAGATGAAAAAAACATAAATGGTTCATATTGGAGTTATCGTGTTAATAAAAATTATAGTTACACAACATTGTTTAGTTTATGTATACAATTAATGGGAGAATGTTTATTTCAAGAAATAGGAATAATGCAGAATGTAAATGGAGTATCAATTAGTCCTAAAAATAATACAACAACAGTTAAAATATGGTTTAGTGAGTATTATGAACCAAGTAATAGTATAAGATTACAATATGTAATACCAAATATAGATCCAAATAAACATAAAGTGGGTATTAATAAATGATTTTTTAATTTTGACTTCCAATTATATTACAATTTTTAATTACACTTTGGAAAATGTTTTGAGAACCTTGAATGATCATACCATCAGAACAACTAGCGAGATTGTAAGTATCAGGAGTAGTATATACATAATCTAATTCAGGTAAAGGTGTAGTTACTAAGAAACTTTTTCTTGAAAAATTAATTGGATCAGGCACAACTTTAATTTGGATATGGTAATTATCAGACATTGAATTAGGATTTAGATTATAATTACTACATCTATTAAAACATTTATCATTACATTTTTTTTCACTATCTAATTTTAGATAATACCATTTATTATCTGAAGTGTGTAATACTCTAGGACCAACTAAAGGAGAACATAATAACTCTTCACATACTGTGTCTTGATCATTATTATCAAAATGAGTAGCAAAAATATATATATTACTACTTCTTTGAGATTTAAGTGCTCTATATGATTTTGGAATTGTATCTGAACCAACAATACAATCACAATTATACTCTGAATGTGAACATACATTATTATTTAGTTCATCATATACATTACAAAATTTGCGAATTATATAAAAATTATATACTTCACCGATAGCAGTGTTTTTTAATATTGGTAACCTAATAAAAATATCATTTGCTGGAACATATCCATTTATTCCATCTATTTGATTAATTCCTTGAATTAATGGTTCTGGAATATTAAAATTGGCAACTTTTCTTTCGAATGGGTTTATATATATTGAATCATATTTATTATCAATACTTGACATATCAAAATTCCATTTAAATATACCAAGTGTATTTATACATTCAAATCGAATTCTTGCGTGATCATATAAAAACACTTTTAATCTATCAATTACACCTTGATATTCTGGATCAGTTAATGGACTAAATGTTTTTTCTCTAAATGAACCAGCATTATTATTATATAATACAAATAAAGCATAATTTTTAGCAGTTACTAAATTTCCATTTACTAGAATTGAATCTTTTCCTCTAATAGTTACAATTGCTGTATCTTTAGAACCCAATTTAACATCCAAATCTCTTATTATATCAGTGTCAATCGTTTGAATATTTGTTCCTTGGGTATATTGTAATGACGATGTAGTTGCGATATTAAAATTTACATTAGGAATTCCAGTAGGTCCTGGTGGTCCAGGAGGTCCTTGAACAGTAATAACTCTTGTTCTTCCATTTCCATTGCTCATTTTATATTATATTATATATTATATAATATAAAAAGAAAAATGTTTTTATTTAAATTTAATTTACTATTAAACGCAAGTATTAATTTTATGATTAAATAACTTGGTGTAATTATTTTGTATCTTTGTCTCTATATTATTTAATGTATTTCCATTATTTATATTTTTATTATACAATATTGTATTTTCCAATATTTTATAATGAATTGTATTGTAATAATTATATTTTCTCAATTCTAATGACAAATTACTATTAATATCATTTTTATATATATATTTATTATATAAATTATCTAATACATTCTCATTTAATTCTTCATTCTTTATCTGAAAATACATCAATGATTGATTTAAATATGGATATATTTCTTTATTCATTATATATATTTATACATTTTTTATTAATTAAACAAAAATTAAATCATTAAAATCGCATTCAGCGATTTTAATGATTTAATTTAATCTACCTCCAGTGTGTGTATTTAATTTATATATTATTCCTATATTTTCTTTATTTATTAATATATTACTATAAAAATCATTATATATATGTTTTATTAATTCTCTTTGTAAAAATCTTTGTTTATCAAATAACATAAAATTTTCCTTTATCATATCATTTTCATTTATAACATTATTTACACACACTAAATTTTTATTTTCTATCATACAATTAACTTTATTAATTAATTGACAATATTCATTATTATTTTCAATATCTTTATCATTATAATAAAATAATGATATATAATTATTATTACAATTTTGTAATCCAATTTGTTTTTGTAATAAACTATCCATTTTATTTGTTATAATAATTTTATAATTTATTTTAATAATAGTCAAATTCACTTGTTCAAAATATTCAACTATTTCTTGTTTATTTTTTAATTGATTAATATCACATATAATTATCCATTCTAATTTTAATATATTATAATTCTCATATATCTTATTAAATTTTTCTAATAATAATTTTATTCTTTTTTGATAATTAGAAATATCTAATTTTATTAATGTTAATATACTAACTAATATATCTTCTGTAAATCTTATTTCATTTTTACATATATAATATTTTTCACTTTTTTTTATATAATTATTTTCTATTAATTTATTTTTACCACAGGTATTAACTAGTTCCTGTGGTAAATTTATTTTACAAACTTTCTCACTTGTAATTCTTTTATACATTAAATCATAATAATCTTTATCAATCATTTCATTCGATTGTATATAACTAATTGGATCATTTTTAAAATTCTCAAAGTATTTTCTACATTTTCGTATGATTATATCTATATTATTATTTAATACAAAATCTACATTCTCAAATTTTTTAATATCATTAATGTCTCGAATTTGTGACGATATTATATAACTATTTTTTCTTTTATTAATAAACAACATTAATTTGTATATATCTAAATATTTTTCAATATTATCTGTATTCATTAATAATAATATTTTACTTTGACTTAATATATTTTCTAATTCAATATCATTATCTATTTCAATATCATTATTCTCATCTAAAAATACTATATGTTTATCTTCAAAATTATTAATAAATAATTGTTTTATACTAATTATATATTCATTTATTTTACCATAATATAATATATCAATTGGTTTTACAATATTTTCATTATTATTTTTATTAGATAAACTATATTGAATATCTAAATGTAGTATATTTGATAAATTAAAATTAAATATTTCATACAATTTATTATTTTCTTTATAAAAATCTATTACTTTATAACTCTTTTTTAATATATTAATGTAATTAATACTAAATTCTTTATTAATATAATATTCTAATTGAATGATAATTAAATGTTTAGGATAAATTATTTTATTAACATCTTGATACCAATGATTTAATCCAAAACATATATAAATATCACTTTCTCTTGTATATTCAGTTAAACAAAGTAAATTACTTATAATTATTACATTTTTATTTATTTTCACAATTTTATTATAAAATTCATTTACAATAATATTATATTTTCTATCATCATAACATATAAAAATCATTTTATTAATTTAATTAACATTTATATTTACAAATTGTTTTATTAATTCTATATCATAATTCATATCTTTTAAAATTTCATCATTCATATTATCTTTACTCTCATTATTCATATCATAATTTATATCTTCAATATCTTCTTCCATTTCTTTTTCTTCAATTTCTTCTATGTCTTCTATATCTTCTATATCTTCATCTATATTTTCTTTATTTAATTCATATCTTTGTTCTGATATTTCTTCGATAAAATTTAAAAAATTATATGAATAAAGTATTGATTTATGATTCTGTTTATATTTCATAAAATATTTATGTAATTCAATTGGATTTGGATTAAATACAAATTTTAATTCTTGTAATATATCAACACCTGTTTTTACTCGTTCATTATCCCATACAAATTCTTGATTTTCAATTAACCAATTCATAAATAATGTTAAATGTTCTTCATTTAATACACAAATACTTTGACAATCTTCTTGATTATCAATATTCCAAATAACCATTATCCATTGATTTGTTTTATTTTTATCACACAATTCATTTAAAAAATTAATAAATTTAATAAATTGTTCAATATGTTCAAAATTAAAATTGCTAAAAATATTTTCAGATGACATTTTACTATAATTTATAATAATAACAATTATTCAATTTATTTTAATAAAAATAAATAAAAAAGTTTTTTTATTTTTTATTCATCTAAAATCAACAATTACGCCGTAGGCGTAATTGTTGATTTTTTGTAAATTTTACGATTAAAAATATATTTAATATCTAATCAGCGATTAAATTGTTTAATTAAAATTATTAATATATTAATATCTAAAATGGAATCTAATAAAAATAATTTACAATTCATTATTGATAATAATGAAAAAAGAAAAATACAAGAAATTATTTATAGATGTTCTCAAAGTGAATTGAAAAAAATAGTTGAATGTATTTTATTTAATAATATACAATCAAATCAAAACGAAATAAAATATACAAAAAATGCTAGAGGATATTTTTTTAATATAAATACTATACCGAATGAATGTTTAATCGAAATTAAAAATATGCTAGAGAATTTTGAATTACAAAAAATTAATTGACAACAGGATTTGTAATTTTCATTCCACAATATTCTTGTGGTTTTTTTCTAAAATCAATATATTGCCAAACATTTATTGCCATTGCCTCTCTTAATAAAAATTCAAAGTTTTTCCAAAATTGTGGGTCATCGTGACCGATACTTTCTGTGATTATATGTGCCATCTCGTGAATTGCCACAAATATTAATAAATTCTTTGAATGAACTTTATTGTCCTTATTGTCTTTTGTTCTTAAACAAAAAACAATTTTTTCACCTTTATTTTGTGTATAAGATGTAAATTTACTTTCTAAATCATTTTCAATAATTATATTGGAATCTTCTCCATCAAATCTTTCTTGTAATTTTATTATTCGTGGATCATTTGGATATTTCTTAATTAAATGATTTTTTAATCTTAATAAATCCAATCTAATTTGTGATAACATATTTGCTGCATTTTGTGCGTCATCTGAGTTTTGAACCAAATATGATTTACCATCAATTTTACTTTTTACTTCTATTAAATTCGCATTTTCACTAAATGTCTCTATTTTATTCCATAATACTAGTATAATATAAATTAAAATAAATATTATTAATATTTCCATTATATATATAAAAAAAGGAAGAATAAAATTACTAATTAAAATTTTAAATTATATAACTAACTAATAAATCGTTTAACATTCTAATTATCAAATTATAATTAATGAAAAAAGAATTTTTTATTAATTATATAAAAATTATGTATAAATGGTTAAAACATATTCATTTATGGTATCATACTGATATTCGTGATATGGATATTTTTGTAAATTCTATATTAACATTTATTAATGATATATCAGTATATATTATATTAGAACAAGAACATTTTATTATTACTTTAATTTATTTTAAAAGATTTTTATTAATTCAAAGTGATAAAAATCCTTTTATTGTTTTTATATTAAGTTTTATTTTTTGTCTTAAATATTGGGAAGAAAATGATTATATTACTCATTTTGTATATCTTGTTCTTGATAAAATGAAACACGAATTATTTAAATACGAATTTGAATTACTATTATTTAATATACCACTTAATGTTGATAATGATACATATATTTTCTATCAAAAATTAATTAATTACGAGGATACATAGTAACATTATAATTTTTATTAAAAACTGGCACTCTTATAATATCTTTATCATATATTTCATTACAACCATTATCTTCCATACAATTTCTTTGTTTAAATTCTACTGGAACTTGTAAATTTAAATTTTGATTACCATTATTTACTGTGTAGTAATTATAATTATTTCGATTATATTTACTCGGTTTCGCATATAATGGTAATATCTCTGTATTATGTTCTTTACAATCTTCATATCCACAATATTGACAATTTGGTGTAATTACTCCTACTTGTTTAAACTCACAATTATCATATTGACTTGGATAATTAATTCTATTTGGCAATCTTGGTCCATCTCTACGATACCAATTAATATCATATGTTGTATTACTATCTATATATGGATTTTTCATATAAACCCAAGGATTATCTTCATATATTGAATATAAATTATCAGGACAACATCTTGTTAATTGAGGTATCATATTACATTTTGTTGTATTATTATTTTCATTTTGTTTTTCCTTTATTTTTTGTAATTCTTGTTTTAAAATTTGTATTTCCTCATTTTTATTAAAATTTTCATTTATTTTATAATATTTTTTGTATATAAAATATAAAATCATTATCAATATAATAATTATAAAACTTATTGTATATTTATTAAATAGCATTATATATATTGTTTGATAAAATTTAACAAAACAATCAACAATTATGCCGTAGGCGTTTTTGAAAAAAAATTTTATTCAAATTGATTTTATATATTATTATTAATAAATTGTTTTGTTGTTTAGAATTTGCCATTTACATCACAATCGTCACAAACTTAATAACAAAAAACCGCTAACAACTAATCAAAATCCTGTTTTTATCGCCATTTTAAAAAATGGAACGTTCACAATACTCATTAGACAAAACTGAAGTAGTTAAACCTTTTGATATGTTCAAGTATCAAAAAACAAATCCTGAATATAATATTCCATTTAATGAATGTGTTTTTGATGATGAAACTTCAGACAATGATGAAGATAGTGATTTGGAAGACGATATGTTTTGGGATAGAGAAGCATATCGTATGAAAAGATTTATCACATTCCAGCAATCAGAAAAATACAGACCTCGCACTCAAGAAGAAACTTACTATGGCAAAATTCAATATTTTATGGATAGAACATTCAATTCTATTTATAGTAGTTTTCTTCATCAGATTTTTCCTGAAAATGCGGAACATTTTATTTCAAGACAACAAAGGTCACAAACTCGTAGTTTAGAACATACAATATTAATTAAAGATATAATTCGTGACCTAATTGATGAAAATATTGACTTTCAAACATTTTCATTAAAATTGAGTGATATTTTAAAGTCAAAAATCTTTAATACTTTTCCAAACCTAACACATACTAAATATGAAACGGATGAGCTTACTGGAACTATTGTTGATAGCAAAGTTGTAGTTTGTCAAATAACAACTGATATCATCACTCAAATAGACATTTTAATCAATGTCTACCTATTGTCAAACCCCATCCCTACATTGTAAATAATTTCTTACTTTTTATTGTAAATAGTAAATTATTTTTTTGTAAATAGTCAATTTAAAATTACTTTGTTTATTTAATTTAATTAAAAATGAATTTTAAAATTAAATTATTATCACATCACGCAACAGTTCCAACAAAACATACTTCACAAAGTGCAGGTTATGATTTATATTCTGCAAAAGAATACTTTGTTCATCCACAAGATAAAGTATTAATCGATACAGATATTGCAATTTCATTACCAATTGGAACATATGGAAGAATAGCACCAAGGTCAAGTGTAGCAAGTAAATATTTTACTGATATTGGTGCTGGTGTAATTGATAGTGATTATCGCGGACCAATTAAAATTCTTTTATTTAATCATTCAAAGGAACAATTACATATTAAATTAGGTGATAAAATCGCACAATTGATTATTGAGAAATGTTATCATCTTGATTATGAACTAGTAGATGATTTAGAAAGTTCAGAAAGAAATGAAAATGGATTTGGATCAAGTGGGAGTTAATTTTAAACTATCATTTAATTTAAATTCTTTTTTAACAATATTTTTCATAAAAATTTGTTTCCCATCTTCTAACAATTGTATAAACTCATTTGTATTATATTGATTTTTATCAATATAATTCTTAAAATTATTCCAATTACATAATAAATAATTAACACCAAAATAATAACTTAATACAGATGTTTCTTCTTTATAGTAACCAATTTTATTATGATAATTAATAATTTTACAACAAATTGGCATTAAATGATTTTTAAAATCTTCTATATCAAATTTATTACCATAGGTAATACACATTAAATAAATTGTATATGATTGTGTGTATATTTCAAAAAAATAAGGATATAATGTGATATTATCTAATTTTATTTTAAAAATATTATCAATAAATAATTTTTCAAATGTTTCATTTACATTTATATTAAAAATACCACCAAAAATACTTTTTCCAAAATTCATATATTCATTATCTATATTAAATGCGTGTATTAATTCGTGAATCAATAATCTCTCAAATTCTTCTTTACGATAAATATATACTTCTATTTTATTTTTACTAAAATATTTATAAGTTACTCCACCATTTACTTGTTCTTTTGGAATATAATTTTTCTCTAATATATCTTTTGTAAATAATCGTTTATTATCAAATAAACCAATATATATTGTTAATTTATTATTTAATGAATATTTCTGATAAAAATATTTTAACCATTTTATAATTATATCTTTATATATTGTATTGTCTAAAAATGTATCACTATATAAATTTAATTTAAATTTACCATCAATAAATATTTGATATTTATATTTTATATGTAATACTCTCGCAAATTCTGATATAAAATTATCAAATTTTTTTATTTTATTAAATGTGGTATTCATAATATTAATAGGAATTAAATTACTAATATATTAGGTTAGTAATTTAATAATTAATAAAAAAATTTTATTCACCAAAATTATCATTGGCATTCATATTGTTTTGAACCATATCTTCATCTTCAACAGCGTCATCTTCTACATCTTCAAAGGAGTTGTATGTTCCAGGTAATACTCTACCTTCACCACCTAATACTGGAAGTTGAGGGAAACCTGGTGTTAAACCATTAGCACCAGCAAAACCAACAACATTGGCACCAATACCGAAACCTGAACCTAAACGAGCAGAACTACCAATACTTGGTGAGAAATAATCTAAAACTGCAAATGTAAGTGCAGCAACAACACCAATTGAAGCAATTTCACTTACTTTGTATGTCTTTTTAGTTAAATAATAGGCAACAACTGCGACAACAATACCTTCTATTAAATATTTAATAATATTAGCAACCCAATTATTCATTTTATACAATAAACATAGAAAATAATTTTTATAAAAATATAAATTAAAATAAATTAGAAATCCTTAGGATTTTTAATTTATTTTTACTCAAAGAAAGCACAATAACAAAAAACAAAGTTTTTTGTTATTGTGGGTTTATTTAAATTAAAATAAATAACAAAAAAAAACTTTGTTTTTTTGTTATTTATTTATTTCAACGAAAATCAAGAATTACGCCAAAGGCGTAATTCTTGATGTTTTGCTAAATTAATTGTATTATTTGTTTTTAAATTAAATTAATTAATAATATGTATTTTTATTTTCTTTATTGAATAGATATTAAAGATTGTTTTGAACCATACATATTAAATCTTTGATACATTAAACCATCTGCTGAATTTATATATAATTTTTCATTATATATATCTGTTGTATAAACTTTTCCAAATTCATATTTAGAATGACATTGAGAAAATTCTTTTAATCCATATTCATTTTTTTCTTTATCTTCATAACTATATATATTTGCTTCTTCAAATTGTTTTCCAATT